CACAACGCACCTGGGACGACTCGAAGCAGAGTATTCTAGACTATATCAATGATAATAAGCAGGATACCGTTATTACAACGCATAATGCTTGGGGTATTCAAGATACAGCAGAAGCTAATGCCTTCTTCCAAGCTGCCCTCGACTCGCCCACTCCTTATGTCGCACTTGACTCGGAGACTACAGCTCTCTGGCCTCGTGATGGACACATCCTAGGTCTCTCGCTCTCTTATGAACGGGATCGTGGAGCGTACATTGATACAGAGTGCCTAGATGAAGAGTCTGAGCGTCTATTGCAGGCGATCTTTGACAGTAAGATAGTAGTATTTCATAATGCTAAGTTCGATTTGGCATTCTTTGAGTACCACTTCAACTTTCAATTTCCTCAGTTTGAAGATACAATGCTTCTACATTATTTGATTGATGAGAACCCTGGTACTCATGGATTGAAGCAGCTGTCTATGAAGTATACAAAGTACGGCGACTATGAGAAGCCAATGTATGATTGGATTGCTAACTATCGCAAAGAGCATGGTATTCTCAAAAATGAGTTCAATTGGGGCGATATTCCTTTTGACATTATGAAGCTCTACGCAGGTATGGATGCTGCGTGTACCTTCTTACTCTACGAGAAATTTGTAAAGATTAAGCAGAATAAACGGTTGTGTAAGGTATATGATAATATCCTTATCCCAGGTTGTAGATTTCTGACAGATATTCAAGATAATGGCGTACCGTTCGATGTAAATCGTCTTGTAAAGTCTCAGTCCCTAATGCAGGAAGAAATTGACCAAGCAGTAGCGAATTTATACAAGAACCCAGCAATCGCTAAGTTTGAGGAAATAAATGGAAAAGATTTTAACCCTAACAGTACTATGCAACTTAGGAGTCTACTTTTTGACTTCTTGGGCCTCACTCCTACTGGAAAGAAGACTGGTACTGGAGCAAACAGCACAGATGCGGAAGTTCTTGGAGAGCTATCAGAGCAGTCTGAAGTCCCAGGACTCATTCTTTCAATACGACAGAAGTCCAAGATTAAGAATACTTATCTGGACAAGATCATACCGCAGCTGGATAGAGATAGCAGACTACGTACGGGTTTCAACCTCCATAGTACAACTTCTGGCCGTCTCAGCTCTAGTGGCAAACTTAATATGCAGCAGCTTCCTAGGGATAACCCTATTGTAAAAGGCTGTATCAAAGCTGCTCCAGGACATAAGATTGTTGCAATGGATTTGACAACAGCAGAGGTATATGTTGCTGCAATACTAGCAAAAGATGCGGCATTGATTGACGTCTTCAAGGCGGGTGGTAACTTCCACTCACAGATTGCAAAGAAAGTATTCAAGTTGCCTTGTGAAGCAGATAAAGTAGCAGAACTGTATGGTATGCAGAGACAGGCAGCTAAAGCTGTAACCTTTGGTATTATGTACGGTGCTGGTGCAAACAAGATTAGTGAGCAGGTTACTAAAGATAGTGGTAAGCCTTTTACTAGAAACGAGGCTCAAGAGGTGATCAACGATTACTTTGAAGAGTTCCACAAACTAAAAAGCTGGATCGAAGATAACCAGAAGTTCATCAAACAGAATGGCTTCATTTATAGTTACTTCGGTCGTAAAAGGAGATTACCAAATGTCGCCTCTACAGATTCGGGTATCCAAAGTCATAGCATTAGGTCTGGTCTTAACTTTCTGGTGCAGTCTGCTGCTTCTGATATTAACCTCTTAGGTGCTATCGACATGGGCAGTTGGATCAAAGCTAATAAGAAGAAAGCACGTATCTTCGCCTTAGTACACGATTCGATCCTAGCAGAAGTGCCAGATGAAGAAGTAGATGAGTACATGGTGCAGTTAGCCAAGTTCATTCAAATGGATCGAGGGCTCTCTATCCCAGGCGTACCAGTTGGTTGTGACTTCGAGATTATTCACGAAGACTACTCTGGTGGAAAATTCGAGAAGATGTATGGTTCTGACATATAAAGATCTTAATAAAATAGAGTTTCCTGTTTATAAGATAGGATCAGGTGACTGGACTCGTGCAGACGGATTATTGTTCATTGACGATCAGTTAGTAGACGATACAAACCAGGACGGAGAAACTCTTGGTGTGCGCAGAATGCAAACACACTTTAAGGATAAGTATCGCTTGAATAAGGCTATCGGATCTCCTAACGGCATACTTAAACAGAGTAACCCCTATTTTATTGATTCAAAGGGTGTACCTTTTGCTTATCAGAAAACTTTAATGTGTGCATTGAGATATCTAAAAATTGAAGAGGTAGTACCTAAAGGAACCGCCTCTATAATACGTGTGAAGGGTGTGAGAACACCTTTTACCGTACCACGGCCTCCCGCTACAGGTATGGAGTGGGCAGGCGTTTTGCATCTACATGGACTTCCGTGGATGCTTTACGAGTATTCGGACACGAAACTCAAAGATACGAGAAGAAAAGTATAATATGGCTAAAAGACAGAGCAAAACACTAGCAGGAGCTAGTTTGACACTACATGAGATCGAGCCTTTAACACGTAACCAAGTAAAGGCGTTTGAGTCTAAGAAGAATTTGATTCTACATGGTCTAGCGGGTACAGGCAAGACATTTATATCAAGCTATCTGGCTTATGATGATATGTCCAAGGGTGTGTATGACAAGCTAGTTATTATCCGTAGTGCTGTACCTACCAGAGATATGGGGTTCCTTCCAGGGACGGAAAAAGAAAAGGCTTCAGTATATGAAGAACCTTACAAGGACATTGCAAACGAGCTATTCCAACGTGGTGATGCCTATGGGATTATGAAACAGAAGAATCTAGTAGAATTTATGACAACCTCGTTTATTCGAGGAATTACACTCAGAGATGCGGTTATTATTATTGATGAGTGCCAAAATATGTCATTCCATGAGCTAGACTCAATTATTACTCGTATGGGTGAGAATTGCAGGGTTATATTCTGCGGAGATTTCCGTCAGGCTGATCTAAAACAGAATGGCATGAAGGATTTTATGAAAATCCTCAAACGCATGGATCTTTTCGACTTTATTGACTTCCAGGTAGAAGACATAGTACGATCCGACTTCGTTAAATCATATATTATAGCAAAGAATAAACTTGGCCTATGAAAGCAGTAATTAGTAACAGAATTTACATGGAATGCACTCCTGAACTGCAGAAGCAGATCGACGACGAGCTTACGTATGCGATTCCGACCCACAATCCACTTGATCCTCCCCAGATGATTAAGAATATGGGACTTATTCGCAACGGGTTGATTTCTATGCCCATAGGGCGCATGGATTTGATACCAGAGCACTATGAAATTGTTGATAAACGCTTAGAGAAGCCAGTAGAATTTCCTGAGTTTAAGTTCGACTTACGAGCTAGTCAGAAAGACGTATATGATGAAATCGAAGACAACGCTATAATTAACGCATGGGTCAGTTGGGGCAAGACTTTTACAGGTCTTGCAATAGCCGGTAAGTTGGGTCAAAAAACGCTCATTGTTACCCACACTGTCCCATTGCGTAATCAGTGGGCAAAAGAGGTAGAGAAAGTCTATGGAATTAAGGCAGGGATCATAGGTAGTGGAAAGTTTGAACTTGATGCTCCTATCGTGATTGGCAATACACAGACTTTATACCGAAATATTGATAAGATTCGCAAAGAGTTTGGCACTATCATACTAGATGAAATGCACCATGTTAGTAGCCCGACCTTTTCTAAGATTCTCGACACAAATTATTGTCGATACAAGATAGGTCTATCAGGCACTATCGAGAGAAAAGACGGAAAGCACGTAGTTTTTAGAGATTACTTTGGTAGTAAGTTGTTTCAGCCGCCAAAAGAGAACTACATGACACCGACTGTGCATCTAGTACATTCTGAGATACGCTTTATGGATGGAGCTAAGATACCTTGGGCAAACAGAGTCTCTGCGCTATCAAATAATGAGGAATATAGGCATACTATAGCAATGCTTGCAGCTGGATATGCCGCCAGAGGACATAAAGTCCTAGTGGTCAGCGATCGAGTCAGTTTCCTCAGAGCTTGCGCCGAGCTGACTGGTGAGAAAGCCGTTTGTGTTACAGGTGACGTAGCGCACGAGGACAGAGAGACACTCGTAGACGAAATTCTCTACGGGGACGCTAATGTTCTCTACGGAACGCAAGCAATTTTCTCAGAGGGTATATCTGTTGATACTCTGAGCTGCTTAATACTGGCAACCCCAGTAAACAACGAGCCCCTCCTTACACAGTTAGTAGGTCGGGTAATACGAAAGAAAGAAGGTAAGATTAGTCCAGTTGTTGTAGACATCCACCTTCGAGGCAAGACTGCACAGAGACAAGCCTCGAATAGGGTAGGATTTTACATGAAACAGGATTGGTCGATGAAGTACCTTTAAAAAAATAGTTCTTGACAACATACTTAAAAAGGAGTATAATACGTGTTCTTATTTAGCTGGGAGAAGGTTTTTGACGAGGCAGAGGGTAGCCCGCTTGAATGTTGCCGTATCATGGAAATGCTTATAGAAAAGCAAATACCAAAAAATAAATACGATCCAATATACAAGTACGCGACCAAGTCCTTTAATGGCACGAGTTTCTTACTTCATGCAGATGTCATGGCGCTCAACGCTTATAAGTACAGCCACCGGGACGTGGCAATATATTACGCCCTAGCTTCAATTAGAAGCATGGCGGATTACATAGCAACACAACAAACCACACTAGATCTATACCATGTACCGGTTGATCTAGAACTAATCGAAGAAAACAGCCTACTTCGTATAGGTGATGGCGTAGTCCATTTTCTATATGAGGAAGTCACAACGGAGAATTTACACTAATGGCATTATCATTTAACAAGCAAACTGGCGGCGCACAAAAATCATCCATCTCTACTTTTCAGTACAAAGATGGCGACAATAAAATGCGTATCGTCGGTGACATCTTAGCTCGCTACGTCTACTGGATTGAAGGCGAGAACGGCAAGAACATTCCTTTGGAGTGTCTCTCATTCGATCGCAATGCCGAGCGATTCAATAACAAAGAACAGGATTGGGTTCGTGAATACTTCCCAGACCTCAAGTGTGGCTGGAGCTACGCTGTACAAGTAATCGACCCTACCGATGGTAAGGTTAAAGTAGCAAACCTTAAGAAGAAGCTGTGGGAGCAAGTAATTACTGCTGCAGAAGATCTGGGCGACCCTACTGATCACGCTACTGGCTGGGACGTATGCTTCAAGCGAGTAAAGACTGGCCCACTGCCTTACAATGTTGAGTACCAACTCCAAGCATTGAAGTGCAAGCCACGTGCTCTGACTGAAGACGAGCTAGCATCTATTGCTGACCTCAAGTCTATGGACGATGTTATGCCTCGCCCAACAGCAGACGCACAGAAAGAACTGTTAGACCGCCTACGCAATGCAGGCGCAGAGACCGATGACGAAGCACTGGAAGCTGAGTTCAATATCGGATGATCTTATATACAGCAGATTGGCACATAAAGCTGGGACAGAAGAACGTCCCAGTATCGTGGGCTTTAAACCGCTATAATCTATTCTTTGAGCAAGTGTACGAGCTTGAGAAAGAGTGCAGTATGCACATTATAGGTGGTGATCTGTTTGATAGACTGCCAAACATGGAAGAGTTGGAACTTTACTTCAAGTTTATTCGTGGAGTAAAGATTCCAACTGTTATCTATGATGGAAACCATGAAGCTACTAAGAAGTACAAGACCTTCTTTACACAGTTAAAGCAAGTATCACGGGATATCAACCCTCTGATACACATTGTGGATATTTCTTACGTTGATGAAGACCTAGGTTATGGCATACTGCCTTATACTGATCTTCATCGTAAGGGTAGCATTGAGCAGTTTAACACAAGTCAACCTCTATTTACTCATGTTCGTGGAGAGATACCTCCCCATGTTAAACCAGAAGTAGATTTAGACAGGTTTGAAGACTTTCCTGTAGTATTTTCCGGAGATCTACACTCCCATAGCAACAGTCAACGTAACATTGTATACCCTGGTAGTCCTATGACTACTTCTTTTCATAGAAGCATAGTTAAAACAGGCTACTTGCTTATCAATGAACAGGACTGGAGCTGGATGTGGGAAGAGTTTAGACTACCGCAGTTATTGAGAAAGACAGTATCAAATCAATCTGATATGGTACCAACCGACTACCACCATACAATCTATGAAGTAGAAGGCGATATTCAAGAACTTGCAGGTGTTAAGAACTCAGACCTCCTCGATAAGAAAGTAGTTAAACGAAAATCAGAGGCAAGCCTGATTATAGATAAAGATATGTCGATACAAGAAGAACTAGCAGAGTATTTGGCATATATTTTAGAATTACCAGAAACCTCAATACCAGAGATAATAGGAACATACAATGATTACGCTTCAAAAGTTGAAATGGGATAATTGCTTTAGTTACGGTTCTGGTAACGAGTTAGACTTGGATGATAACACAGTAACACAAATTATTGGTACTAACGGAATGGGCAAGTCGTCTATTCCGTTAATCATCGAAGAAGCTCTGTACAACAAGAATTCTAAAGGAATTAAAAAAGTTGATATTCCAAACAGGCATATCAATGACGGATACAACATATCTCTTACTTTCACTAAAGACGGTTCGACATATGAGATCACCATCAAACGTAAGTCTAGTATCAAAGTAAAACTAGAGAAAGACGGTGAAGACATTAGTAGTCATACAGCTACTAATACATACAAGACTATTCAAGGTATTATTGGAATAGATTTCAAAACATTCTCGCAGTTGGTATATCAAAATACTAACGCGAGCCTGCAGTTTCTTACAGCAACAGACGCTAATCGTAAGAAGTTCTTAATCGACCTTCTTCAGTTAGAGCATTATGTAGAGTTGTTCGAAGTATTTAAAGCGGCTTCGAAAGAGGCAACCTCAAAGAGTACAAACGTTTCAGGTCAGTTAGCGACCGTAGAAAAATGGTTGGAAAATAACAAACTTGAGAGTACCGATGTACTACCCCTGCTAAAAGTAGAAAGTTCGTTGGAAGAACACGAGAAAGATCTCCGTCATTGGACGAATGAACTTGATAAGTGGACTGAAAATTCTGATAAAATTTCTAAGAATAACGGATATAAAAAGCAGCTCGACGCTATAGATATCAACACTCTAAATACAGACAAAGTAGAGTTTATAGATTCCGAAGACCTTATGTCGGAGATTGGATCAATTAGAGCAGCCGCTGCGGGTGCGAAAACAACCTTAAACAAGCTAGGAAACGTACACGATGAATGCCCTACCTGTAAGCAGCCTATCGACAATTCGGTAGAGAAAGCTATGGTCGAAGTAGAGCAGAAGAAATTTGCAGAAGCAAAGGAGAAATTAGATGAACTTACAGAACAGCTTAAACAAGTTAAAGCAAATAATGGAAGATTTGAAAGTAACACAAAAGCTATCCGAGATTGGGAAATGCTTTATCAGGCTTATGACAGCTCTATCCCTGCGGATCATGTGGATAGTGCGGAGCTTGAAGCCAGCGTTAATCACAGCAGTAGAGGCGTACAAGAAGCAAAAGCGCAGGAGTCAAAACTTAGGGCCGAGAACGAGCGTAGAAACAAACTTAACACAAGACTCCAAGTAATCCAAGAACAGACTGACGACTTCAAAGCGCAGAAAGAAAAACATAAAGCAGACCTCGTTGAATTACAAAGTAAAGAAACGACTCTGGACATCTTGAAGAAGGCATTTAGTACAAATGGCTTGCTTGCATACAAGATTGAGAATTTAGTAAAAGAGCTAGAAGAGTTGACAAATACTTATCTAGCCGAACTATCTGATGGTAGGTTTACACTAGAGTTTGTGGTATCGAACGACAAACTTAATGTACAGATTACAGATGCAGGAAGCATTATTGATATTCTTGCTCTCTCTTCTGGAGAACTTGCCAGAGTTAACACCGCTACTCTACTAGCTATCCGTCAGCTAATGAGTAGTATTTCAAAGTCAAGAATAAATGTTTTATTTTTAGACGAGGTTATCAATGTACTCGATGAGACAGGAAGAGAGCGTATGGTAGAAGTATTGCTTCGAGAAGATTTAAATACTTATATCGTATCACATGGCTGGACTCACCCACTCCTCGAAAAGATTGAAGTCGTCAAGGACGGAAACGTCAGCGTACTGGAGTAGAAATGTCAGCAGGTAGAAGAAGACTATGGTGGAGACACCTCAAAGCACAAGAAGAACTGGAACTCAAAGAGTCCAAGATAAAAGAGGAAGAAGATGGTAGATTCGAGAGCGAAGGGAGCGAGAGGCGAGTACCTAGTGAGGGACATGTTGAGGGACTCAACGGGGCTTAAGTTTGAAAGAGTGCCCGCCTCTGGAGCATTAGAGTATCTGAAAGGGGACTTATATGTCCCTAATCAGCGCAATCATTTTTGTATTGAAGTAAAGAATTATAAAGACTCTGCATTGACAGACAAAATATTCACACAACCTAAGACAAACAATTTGATTCGTTGGTGGAAGAAAGTAGTAATACAAGCGGCAGGTGGCGATCAGAAGCCAATGCTATTTTTTAAATATGACCGTTCTAAAGTATTTGTATGCACAGAACAGAAGCCTGAGAATACACACCAGTATTTGTATATAGCCTTTCTGGATTGTTATGTATTACTTGCAGAGGATTGGTTAGCAGCAGAAAAAGTGGAGTGGATAGGTGGCTTTTAGTTTTAATGAAGCAACATCAGGTAAAGAAAGTAAGACTATAGTAATTGATGCCTTGAACTTGGCCTTCCGTTGGAAGCATCAAGGCAGAACAGACTTTCGAGATGACTATGTACAAACTGTAAAATCCTTAGCCCAGTCATACAAATGTGGTAATATTATTATTACCGCAGACTGGGGCTCTTCCAGCTATAGGAAGGGTATCTTACCAGAGTACAAGCAGAATCGAAAAGATAAGTACGAAACACAAACAGATGCAGAGAAGCAGGCATTTATAGACTTCTTTGATGAATATGAAGGCACACTAGAACTATTGGCAGAGTCGTTTCCTGTTCTTCGTTATCAAGGTGTAGAGGCAGATGATCTTGCTGCCCACCTGGTAAAGCGTAAGAAAGAGTACGGTTTAGAAGAGATTTGGCTAGTATCTAGTGACCGAGATTGGGACTTGTTAATTCAGGATGGCGTAAGTAGATTTTCTTATGTAACCCGTAAAGAAGTCACAATCAATAATTGGAGTGAGCATTACAATGTAACTCCTGAAGAGTACATCTCCTTTAAATGTTTGACTGGAGATAAGGGCGATAACGTACCAGGCATTAACGGTATAGGCCCAAAACGCGCAGAGTCACTAATCAAAGATTATGGCGATGCAATGACCATCTATGACAACATACCTTTAGACGGTAAGTATAAGTATATTCAAGAGCTAAATGCAAATGCAGAACTGCTCTTGACAAACTATGAGTTGATGGATTTAGTAACATATTGCGATGACGCAATTGGTGCAGACAATGTGTCTGATATACAGCGGAGAATGACAAATGCAGATTGATTATAAGAGAGACAACTATCTATCGGAGTTTAGTATTAAAACTTTGGAAGATCGTTATTTAGTAGAAGGGGAAAAGTCTCCCCAGGATGCGTTTGCACGAGCAGCAAGAACCTTCGCTGACGATGAAGCACACGCACAGAGATTGTATGACTACGCTAGTAAGCTGTGGTTCATGTTTAGTACCCCTGTTTTGAGCAATGGCGGCACTAGCCGTGGCATGCCTATTAGTTGCTTTCTAAACTATGTTGAAGATAGCCGAGAAGGTATCACTGGTCACTATACTGAGAATGCGTTCTTGTCTAGTGTAGGAGGTGGTATTGGCGGTTGTTGGAATGATGTACGATCAGTAGGAAGTAAAACCTCTGCGGGGTCAGAGTCAACTGGAGTAATTCCTTTCTTGAAAGTGGTTGATGCAGAAATGCTCGCTTTCTCACAAGGTGTAACAAGACGAGGTAGTTATGCAGCATATTTGGAAATGTCTCACCCAGAGATTGAAGAGTTCTTGGACATTCGTAAGCCTACAGGCGGAGACGTTAATCGCAAGTCTACTAACTTGCATCATGCTGTCACTGTTTCTGACGAGTTTATGAAGCTGATCGAAGGAGCTACAAGAGAAGAAGGTTTCGATGATTCATGGGATTTAGTAGATCCACACAGTGGTGAAGTTACGAAGACTGTATCAGCTAAGACACTTTGGGTAAAGTTGATCCAAAATCGTGTAGAGACTGGCGAACCATACATTATGTTTAAAGATACAGTTCAGGCCGCTTTACCACAATTTCAGAAAGATGCAGGGTTGCAGGTACATCACTCAAATCTTTGTTCTGAAATTACACTGGCTACAGATGATCAGCGCACAGCAGTATGTTGTTTGTCAAGTGTAAATCTGGAAGAGTATGACGAGTGGAGCCAGAATGAGCAGTTCATTCCTGATCTAGTACGAATGTTAGACAATGTACTTGATCACTTTATCGCCAATGCCCCTAACGAGCTATACAGAGCGAAGTTAAGTGCAGAAAAAGAAAGAAGTATTGGCCTGGGTGCTATGGGTTTCCACGCTTATCTTCAGAGACACAACATTCCGTTTGAGAGCGTGCTTGCAAAAGGTGCAAACAACAGAATGTTTACAAGAATTAAATCGGAGGCAGTACGTGCAACAAGACAACTTGCAACAGAAAGAGGGGAGTGCCCCGATGGTAAAGGCTACGGCGTACGTAATGCTCACTTGCTTGCCGTTGCTCCTAATGCTAGTAGTAGTATTATATGTGGTAATACAAGTCCTAGCATTGAGCCTTACCGGGCTAATGCTTTTACGCAGAAAACTAAAAGCGGTAGTAGCCTTCTTAAAAACGAGTATCTCCAACACGCATTACAAGAGATTGACATGGATACGGACGAAGTTTGGAAAAGCGTTATCACAAATGGTGGATCGGTTCAACAGTTAGACTTCTTAGATGATTACACTAAGGATGTATTTAAGACAGCCGTAGAGATTGATCAGAAGTGGGTTATTGAGTTTGCAGGAGATCGACAGAAGCACATTTGCCAAAGTCAGTCACTAAACGTATTCTTCCCTGCGAATGTTTCAAAGCAGGAACTGCACGCGATACACATGGCGGCATGGAAGCAGAAAGTAAAAACTCTATATTATCTACGAAGTGAAGCGATGAAGAGAGCCGAGACAGTATCAGATGAAGCACTACGAAAGTATATCTTCGATACTATTGATGAAAATGATTGTTTAGCGTGTGAGGGTTAAGATGAGATTACTTAAATTTAGTGCAGAATGGTGTCAACCTTGTAAGATGTTGGCAAAAACGTTGGAGGGGGTTAATCTCCCCTATACTATCTCAAGTATTGATATTGATGATAGCCCAAACTTAGCAGCGGACTACAAAGTTCGTGGAGTACCTACAATGATACTTGTAGATGATAATGATAAAGAAGTAGGCCGCTTAGTCGGAGTTAAGACTAAAGCCCAGATAGAGGAGTTTATAAATGAGTAATTTGCTAGAAGAAAGAGAATATTACAAGCCGTTCAATTACCCTTGGGCATTTGAACATTACAAGTCCCAGCAACATATGCACTGGTTGCCGGACGAAGTGAATCTGGCAGATGATCTAAAAGACTTCCGTGAGAATCTTAGTGAAGGCAATAAAATGCTTCTCGCTAACATCTTCCGATTCTTTACACAGGCAGACGTAGATGTATGTTGTGGTTACGCAACACACTACCTGCCAACATTTAAGCAGCCTGAAGTACGCATGATGTTGTCTGCGTTTGCAGCGATGGAAGCAGTACACCAGGAAGCATATTCGTTGTTGCTTGAAACTCTTGGTTTTGGCGACGATGAATACCAGAAGTTCATGGAACACAAAGCTATGATGGATAAGCATGAGCATCTTAGCAACTTCGGTATGGACTCTAAGATGGATATTGCAAAAACAATGGCTATCTACTCAGGTTTTACCGAAGGAGTACAGTTGTTTAGTAGTTTTGCTATTCTATTGAACTTCCCTCGTCACAACTTGATGAAAGGTATGGGACAGATTGTTACTTGGTCTGTTCGAGATGAAAGTCTCCATGTTGAAGGAATGTCACAATTGTTCCGTACATTCATTCAAGAGAACCCAGAATTGTGGAACGATGATCTGAAGTATGAGATCTATTGTGCCGCAGAGCGATCAGTAGAGCTAGAAGATGCGTTTATTGACTTATGTTTTGAAGGTGCAGATGTCCCAGACCTCACACCAGAAGACGTTAAGTTATACATTCGTTATATTGCAGATCGCAGACTACTAGGACTAGGCTTGAAAAAGATCTTTGGAAGCGAGAAGAATCCCTTGGATTGGCTAGACTATATGCTAAATGGCGTTGAACACGCTAACTTTTTTGAAAACAGAGCCACCGAGTATTCTAAAGCGAGTACTACAGGTAATTGGCAAGACATATTTAAATAGGAATATAAAATGACAGAAGCAGTAAATACAGTAACACTTAATGATACGCAGTACAACGTAGATGATATGAGTGACAAAGGCAAGTATATAGTGTCTCAACTGAGAGACATCGGAAATGAAGTCCAGAAGGTAAAGTTCCAACTAGACAGGTTGGAGATGGCTAGGACAGGTTTTGTAGAATTGTTGCAAGTAGAAGTAGAAGAGCAACCTGCGGAAGCAGAGATCCAAGAAGTAGAAGGGTAAAAGAAAGGGGGCTATTGCAGCCCCCTTTTTTATGTCTTACCAAGTCCCGATTGCGGCTCTCTTCCATGTATTAGTCGCAGTACATATGTAGATATAGTCACCATCCCATGCAATTTGTCCCTGTGTTCCTGCAGCAGTAGCTGACGCAGGTGTCTCATTAGGAATAACAAGATCCGCATCAATAGTTGTAGTACAAGTACCAACCCCGCCACCAATATTGATATTAGTAGTAGAGCCAGAAGCTCCCTCTGTACCAATATTAACAGTTGCAGTCTCTCCACTCTCAGTAACTGAGTCATATATACTAACAGTTTGCGTTTTAGTAGATCTACCGACAATAATACTATTCGTACCTGAAGTGTGTCCCATCGTGGCGGAAGTGCCTGCCGAATTACCAATAACTGTATTACCCAGTGTAGTCACGCCTTGCAAGGTAGTAAATCCTCCAACAGAGAAACCTTTATCGCCTCTAATGACACCTGATACGAATAGAGTTTCATCTACAGAAACAGACCCGTCAATAAACAAATTATCAGTATCTACAACTGCTGTATTTGCGTCAGTAGTGTACTGTTGAACGGAATTCTCAGTGCTATCTACTACAAGCACGGTTTTATTTGATTCATCTACCCAGAGACCTGTAGGAACAGCACCCTCATAGCCTACATAAAAGTTGCTAAACTTCGTTATTGAAGAAGAAGCTATACTATAGGAAGTGGATAAATCATACCTTGTAATATCATCGCCTGATTGATCAAGTACATAAATACGAGTTCCATCAGCACTTACAGATATACCTGTAGGGTTAGTAATGCCATCAGCTGTCATGTCATAAGTAACTAGGCTACCTATTGTACTGATATCGAAAGGAGTGCTCATTGTAAACTGGTATATAGAGTCGTTCTGACTTCCTACAATCCATACCTTTGTGCCGTCTGCCTTAATGTCAAATCCTGTAGGGGTATTATCTGTACTGGTTATATCGACAGCATTCGCAAGACTCCAGCTAGTAATATCATAAGGATCAGCATCTCCTGCCCCTAAAGTAAAGTGTCTTATAACATCATTTTGAGTACCTAAGACATATGCTTTAGTTCCGCTATCAGCAATAACCAAGTCTTGAGGACTGGTATCTCCTACGTTACCCGACACGGTTTTTGTGCCCGCAGTCGTCACGTCATAGGGAGTGCTTAACTCATACCGATCTATAAAGTCGCCGTTACTACCTGTGATGTATAGCTTTCTACCACTGTCAGCAAGGTATACGCCGTTAGCAACAGGCTGCTCTGTATTGACGTCAAGTGTTTTACCTGTATACGCCCAGCCCGATAGATTTGTGTCGTTTTTAATAGTAGTTGCAGTGTTGAGGGCCAAACTTGTTTTAATATTCAGCTGAGTACTAGCGGTAGTGCCTACAACATCAAGATCTACAGCAGGACTAGCATTATTGATGCCAACTCGGTCTTCAAAGGCGCTTACTTTCAAGATGTTAGTAGTGCCATCGTCTGAAAGCGCAATAAAGTCTCCGTTTGAATTAAACTTAAAGACAGCTTTAGCATCTGCTGGAGTCTTGTTTCTGTAAAAAGTCATCGCACCATATGCGCTACCAGTTCCGAAGGAGCTTACATAAGAGTTTCCTCCCTGGTGAACTATCTTAAATTGCTCATTACCATCTGTATCATTTAAAAGAACTGTAGGAGTACCACTCGCTATATTAACTGCTGAGAAAGTTCCTGCTGCAGGAGTAGCTCCACCAATAACTGTACCATCAATAGTACCACCATCAATATCTGGAGTATTGATATCAGGGCTAGTAAGAGTCTTGTTAGTAAGAGTCTGGGTATCGTTCTTAGTCACAACAATGCTAGTATCAACGGCTACGGTTACCGCACCACTAGTACCACCACCACTCAATCCATTACCAGTAATAACATTAGTAATGTCGCCTACATTTGCAGTCGCATTAGCAGCTACACCATTTAATTTAGTGTGGTCAGCATCTGTAAATACATTTGAGTCTGTAGCGGCCTCAACAGCTGCTCTGATCTCTGCATTTGACTGGTCTGCTGTTGCACTGGCTTCGATACCGTTTAGTTTTGTTTCGATACCGTCTAGTTTTGTACCGTCGCTAGCTACATCTCGTCCGTCAACGGTTCCTCCGACTACTATGTTGCCTGACACATCTAAAACGCCATTAAGATCAACAGTAGTTGCCGCTAGTTGAATTTCTGTGTCTGCAACAATGTCTAGCTGTCCATCAGTACTAGAGTTAATGTAGATTGCTGTATCACGAAACTGTACTTTGTCATCTGTTGATACAGAAAGATCTGTGCCGCCAGTAGTATTACTAAGGGCTAGTATCTCTGCGAAGGTATCAACAGTGTCTTGTTGTGCATCTACATACGCTTTGATCGACTCAGAAGTAGAAAGAGTAGTAGCACTTGCACCAGACATATCATCGGCATCAATAATATCTGTAATTGCAACGCTACCAGTACCGGACAAGGAGTCAAACTCAACTAGTCCAGTTACGTCGATACCGCTAGAAGTAGTCTCGAACTTTTTACTATAGTTATGATATAGAGTGCCTGCACCACCTGGTACAAACGTAGCAGAGAGTGCTGCATTATTTGTGGTACTTCCAAGAGTAATGCCCGGACCGTCCGTCTGAATAAATAAGGTGCCCGCGCCTGTATCTCGGACATAGCTATTACCACTTATATGATAAATCTCAAGATCTGCATCTGTAAGACTGTTTGCCGCTCCAAAAACAGCTTTTACACCATCATTAAACTTTAACTGATCTGCAGAAGTATCCCATCTTAGGTCCTGTGAGGCACCATCGAAGGTAACGTCCCCTGTAAAAGTTCCGCCCGCTAGAGGCATCTTCTCAGTGTCAAGTTCAGTAAGTGCGGCTTGTACGTTGGTAGCAGCGATTGCCCCTGTTGCACTATAAACAACAGAGCTGGCAATAGTGGATGCAGTAGCAAGGAGCCCATCACTGGTTAAAGTAATAGGATTCTCGGTGATAGTTAGCCCATTAACAACTTCGGTAATTTCTAAAGTGATCTTGGCCATTAGCGAGTAACCTCCTGAGTAATAGTAACAGTGCCTTCAAGTAGTCGAGTTACTATTGCTGTGCCGCCGGTAGTAAACAACTCTAAGTCGTAAAAATATCGTCCGGCAGAAACTGCGCTCGTTTCACTAGAAGTGAGAGCTGCTTTGATTTTACCTGTAACACTGCCATCTTGTATAGTGCAAGTAAAAGTTTCTGTAAGTGTTGAGGAGTCCTTCGTAGGTCTAAGCTGCGCTCGCGCGTTATACCCGGAAAGATTCTTTGCTGTTCCTGACTCCTTTACGATGAATTCCAGGGCAAAGTCGGTCCCTTGGTCGATGATTAGGTTGTAGCGGGCTGCGCTCATATGATTTCCTCCATTACAGAATTATAACTAAGTTGACATTCTATGTCAAGGTTTATTTTTAAGGGGGTGTGGCTAGAGCGGATCTAGCCATGCGTATTCGTTGTTTCCGTCGGATAAGAAAAAGTCTGTAATACCTACCTCTCCTTCCTTATCTAGACGGACTGCTGCGATAGAACTGTTGGCAGCAGGTGCGCCGCCAACAGTTACTGTTTCATGAATGATCTTTTCACCATTCTTTGTGTATCCTACTTGTATCATACAATATGCTCCATTGTTCCTGATATTCTCTGTGCAACAGCAGTAACTCCTGTCGAGTGTGTTGCACCGTTAAATGCTTTCAACCTAAACTCGGTGGCGCTAGTGGTAGAGCCTAGAGTGGCCTTTACATTATAGCTAGCGAGTTTTGTAGGTTGCACTGTAGTTTGCACATAAGCTTGTAGACCTCCATCAAATACGCTAGATGCGGCAATAAAAGTACCTGTCGAGGCAAACGAATCTGGACTGAAATATATAGCCTCTCCCGAAGCAACTAAATTACCACTGGTGTTAGCAGGCTGTGTGAATAGAATATAAGTCTGATTATCTCCCAGATCATACCAAGCTCCTCGAATAGACCCCTGCCAGCTACTACCATTTACGGTGTCCGATATACTACCTGCCTGCACTTTTGCTAGTACATTACCTGCGATTTTTATTCGTTCTACTAGAGTAGCCTCTACGGTGCCATTTGCGGCCGCACTTCCAAGAGTAATTACACCGGTGGAGGCATCTACTGCTCCTTTTGACTTTCTCTCTAAAGTGAAGTTTGTGAAAACATTCTGAGCAACATTAGTAGTAGTCACCTTAAAACGCACAGCTATATCTACTTTTGACTTCTTGGCAACACCACCTGTTGGGGCAGGCAAAGAAAACTCGTGCAAGATTGTAGTTGCTTGTTGCGTACCTGTTATGCTCTTATTTAACAGGTCTATATCGAGAGTATATTCTTCGTTTACGTCGCCAGATAGCTTGCCTACAGTGATAGTATTCGCTGCAAAGTTATCTGCGGCTAGAGTACCAAACACACCCGCAGCTGCAGTTACAGTAGTTAGAGCGGCCCAAGCAGAAGCAGAAGAACCTCTTTCGTAGGCAGCCGCACCCGTAGGGCTAGCCTGTGTGCCAGTATAAAAACTAACCACATCTCCTTCGATAGCTCCTAAAGGTAGAGGAGCATTTGACCCGTTAAACAGTGCTTCAATTTCTGCCGAGCTATCTGCATCGGTCAAAGCACTAACACCAAACACAAAGTTACCAGGAGTTCTAGCTGATTTTGATACTGCTGCTAAACCTTCTCCGTCTACATTATAAGGTGCAGGTAACGAATGTACAGTCTTTAGAGCCGATTTGCCCGATTTGGTATTTACAGAAGCCTGCATAGTTTTAGCCGTAGCCCAGTAGTAGTTAGTGGTATTTGCTGAAACTCCTTGGGTGTCTGTATACTCGTTACCCGACACTTCTGCGATAAGTTTAGTAGTGCTCGCATAGAGGCTATTTGAAGAACCTCTATGAATCTCAACTTTTTGTGTTATCGGGTCCCAGGTGGAGGGAAGTGCCCAACTAAGTTTAGTGCCTCCCATAACAGCTGTTTGTGTAACAGAGGTAACAGGATCCGGAGTAGTCAACACATTTACTTTAGAAGGTCCCTTTTCTGAAAAGGCAGTAGCTTTCGTAGGGGACACTACATAAGCATCATCGTCATGTTCCTGTGCAACTACCCCAACTAGTGAGTTCTCTTTGAAGGTTAAGCTTGATATTCGGAACAGCTTAGAAACGAAACCAAATCGAGGGTATGTAATTTCAATAGTGCTGCCCGCTGTTAGCAGAAGTCCTTTAGGCCCCATCTCAAAGCTAATAGATAAAGAGCTTCTGCTCTCATCTAGTATCTGCTTGATATTGAATCTAGCATTGTAGTAGTTTGTTATACCAGGTGCAGAATAGTTACCCTTCTTAGGAACAGACCTATCTTGTTTCAAGTAGTCCGAGTTCATGAAGTTAATCTGTCGAGCTTCAAACTGTAGTTGGGGATCTACTATATTTGCACTGATAGAGTTAAATATGCCTTTCTGTCCTCCATCTTTTAGTGCGATAGCTCCAATTATATCATCTTCTGTTATCTTCTCCGCGGCTGTTGCAGTGCCGTGCTTAGACTTAATATCTAAGCTATACTTACCGTTGCCATATCTGAGTATGCCGTTGAACTGTGATAACATTTTATTAACATTATCAAATACGGGATTAGCCGTATCTATTCTCTGGTTCATCTGATGCCTAGTAACATTTCTTTGAACGTCTGTAGGCCAGCCTACGTACTTCCAATATCTAACATCTGATGCCTCGTATAAACTATACCCAGAATCATTCCAAGTACCGTCAGACCTATAGGCTTTAACTACAGGGTTACCCTTGTCTCCCAGCAATGCAGCAGTTATGGTTCCGCTAACCTTGCCAGCGTTTAGACTCAAAGTGTCCTGGCCCGCTACGTCTCTATATAGAGTTATGTTATTTACATTGGTAATCTCACCACTAGATACGAAACAGGTATCGTCTACTCGTTCTACTGGTATAACTTCAAACGAGTCATCCGCCTGCCGGAATCTTCTGTGTAGGTGTGGGTCTCCGCTTGTACCTAAAGATACTACTTTAAAGGCGGAGCCTCCAGGGATAGCACCCGCTTTTGCTATAAACTCCCTACCGGTGGTCTTAGAGCCACTCTGAATCACCGCGGTAGCGTCAGCATCGGCACCGTTGGTTATAACATAGTAAGCCTTTCCAGCTATTAACGTATCGCCTGCACCGCGTATCGCGCTTGTAGGCGTTAGGACGCCAAGACCAGCAAATGAAGTAGTACTGCTACTAGTAGTAAAGACGACACCTCTTTCAAGGGCCGAAGCGCCTAGGGTTCTAAAGTCAAATCCGCCGTAGTTGGGATCATAAACATGAAGAATGGTATAGCTAGTACTTGGCTTTATAGTTGTGATAGGGGCCGTGTCTATACCGGCAGGCTCTCGCCAAAAGGCAGTTTTCTCACCTAAATAGTTGTTCTCGTAGTTAAACACAGTACCTACATTATTGTTGGCTGCACCCATGCAGGTGAGGTCTGTCACCCCGGAAGTAACAATAGTTACTTCGAGACCTTCCGAAACAGTGTTGCCTGGGCCTGTATGAAAGGATGCGCCTGATCTAATAAACGCTCTGCCCTCTCCTTCGAGACCCGTAGTTCCTCCAGCAGTATATACCGTACCTGCCGGTATATCAAACTCGCCGTTAGAGTATATAAGTTGATTCTTGGCAATACTTGTAAAGTTATTAACACGTTTAACTATAGAACCATATACGTCTTCAAACTCCGTTTCCCACAAAGCTTGGCCTGCTACAGTGACGGTGGCATCTGCTACTGATTTTACTTTACCTCTAAAAAGAAGGTCTCCAGAAACATAACCTGTAGCATTAGTGTCTGGATAAGTGTATATATGCCCTACAGTAGGTTTAGTTGTTCCACCAACGCCGATAGCGGCTACTTTAATAGTACTTCTCTCGTCACACTTTAAGGCAGAAGCTTTGAAACTATCTAAGTCTATTTCTGTGTCTTTATCTAATCCTGCTCCGTATCTTGTGTTGGTAAGATAGTCTAGCATGTGCATTGCAGGGTTAAGAGTTTGTCTCGTATCTGATATAGTATTGTCAGCCGCTGCCGGTACAATTTTATAAGTCCAAGTAATGTTAGGTGTTCCAGGCAAAGCCTTATTTATATCCCAAGGTGCGTCTACTGTGATAACTTTATTTGTGGAATCATAAGCCTTTACTACGCGGTCTTGCGTACTAAAGGAGGAGTACCCATATCGAGTATGGGCGGCAGTTACGGATACTACATCTCCTGCAACAGGTGTACCAGAGAAAGAAGCTCCCATATATAAACCATCTGTCATATATACATGGCTATAGATTGAATATATAGGTCTATTACTAGCAACGTTATCTATGACTGTATCGTTTAGTCTTATGCCTTCTATATGGCTCGCATAATAATTTCTCCAATCACCCGGGTTGCCGATAAAAAACGCTAGTCGGGCAGTCGTGGTTATTTTGTTAAAACCAGTCTGAATCCCTGTTAGCTTTAGTTTTTTACCGTAAGCCGTGCCCGCCGCATTTGTTACTGAATCACTGTGGTCAATTTGAGCATATAGAGGACCTCCAACTGTGCCCGTAAGAGTGCCTGGTGCATTATGATTTATAAGGTTCCATGTAGCAGTAAAGTTTATAGTGTCGCCTGAGCCAATATCCTCGGCTATATTTTTATCTAAAACGATACTTACACCATCAACAATCGACGCGATTTTACTATTTGAAGTAATGTTGCTCGCATCAGTAGCACTTGTAACTACCATTCCAACCAATAAGCCGCTAGTCTTTGCTAGAGGGATAGTTTTATTGTTAGATCCGGCAGTAGCGGCAGCATCTGTCGCTATTGCAATGGTTCTCTCCATATAAATGTCGCCACCTACAGGAGTACCCGAATCTACAAGAGTTAGTGTCTCATCAAAAGTAAATACAGCTGCCTCTTGGAAGTTAGATACTTTTATGCCTGTACTAAACTTATCGGAGATCGTAACAGTCTGGCTATAATTAGTACCAAGTGATTTTACAGCTACCTCATCGCCTGCATTGAAAGCAGAAAAAAGCGTTAAAGTATTATTTTTTGCAGTCTTAAATAGATCATCATAATGGTGGCACTCTACGCTTCTTCCCTGTACGATATAAGTTACGTCAGGTATTGTAGTTTCGCCTTCAGAAATTGTGTACATCGCAGTAGTGTAGGCCGTGTCTAAAAGCTTGTGCTCCGCAGTCCAATAGTCATCAGGCGTAGGATAATATTGCTGCAAGTGGAAGAGCCCCTGATTGGCTACGCCATACAGCATAGGGTCTGCCGATTGGTTTTTTGTTCCTGTGTGTAACTTGAAACGAGCTTTAATAGGTAGATCTAATGTGAACGTTTCATTATCTGTCCAGCCAACGCTAGACTGAACACTAGTGAATAGATAGTCTAGCATATCATCATCCGCAGGCTCTGTCTCAGTGTTGATAATATTAGTACTAGAGAATAGCTCTTCTCCAGCTTCTGTCCCACTTAGTTGGGAGGACCAATCCCATAGAGAGACTGAGTTTGCTGCAGCGGCAGGCTTAAACCCTTGTAAGCAATCTCCTTGATCTGCTCTACCATAGCATATAGCATCTACGCCCTCTGGTACGGTGAAGCCCTGCGGCTCTCGTCTATTCTGATCCTGCTCATCTGTACAGATAAGAGGAGTATCATCTATATGAAGATCAAGGATGCCACCAATTGGACCTTCGCATATCGCATTCGCAGTATAAACAAGAGCAGAGCTATCTCTATGGGTATCTGCAAATATGGGTATGCTCTTTGTTTTCTGTACGCCATAAATAACTGGTAAGTACTTTGCGGAAAGATTAAAGGCCAGGTCTACCTGTCTTTGTACTGGTTCCTGATATTCAATATTTGCCCCTGTTCCCATGCCAAAAAAACTTTGGTCTTCTCGGTAGTAGCTACGAGTTTCATATGTAGTATATGTTGAGGTAACATTAACAGCGGTTTCTGCGTGAGCAAAACCTTTATCATAGACATATTCAGGTCTTCCTGCAGAAGCAGGGTCAGGCGCGCCTCTAGGGTCTAAAGCTCTATGTGCGTCATCGCTTGTAAATCTACCAGAGACTCTTTGAAAGTCTCCCCAATGGCTGGTAAGGCTCCATATTATTTTTGAGTCTTTACTTACGTTCTCTTTAATATCCCCTTTTGAAATCAGACCTTTAAATAGTAAGTAAGGGGCTCCAACAATAACACCCGTCTCTGGGTTTATGTGGGCTTTCCATATAGATACGCGTCGATTAAGATACCCGTTATAGACAGTACCCCGCCCTCTGACAAGAGCAGTTAATTCCTCAGATTGAATCTCTGTAGTATAGCTAACACTGGAGGCATTAACTAAAGCATCCGTAGATATAGGTGTATAGTGTACCGTATTAGAGGCAGCAAACCTTTCTATAATAAAAGATTTACCCTCATTTCCACCATTTGAGTTATCTACTAAAAATACTTTATCGCCTTCTTGGTAGTATTCTGACAGGTCTATATTTGAAACAAAAGTTTTTGCACTTGCAACTACTGTGGCAGTTACGGCTACAGAGGTGCTTAAAGTACTACTATCTAAGGTGAGACTCATGCCTCCGATCTTGGCTCTAATATCTTCTTTTACGTCTCCGACTTTTAATACTTTATTAGCTATATAAGTTTGTGTCCCCGCTGCATCTCCTGCTGCGGTATATACACCGTCATCAAAGGCTATATTATATGCTGCATCTGTTAGATACGTATACTCATGGGGGAGCCCTGACTCTTTTTCGTCTCCGTCCCTAAGAATAGGTCTCTCGAATTTTATTAAGTGTGCGTAATTGAACGGGTCATTGTTTAATAGTGCCGTTCTTAAATCTGCATGTATACTGCGCTCTGCCATTACGGTTGTGCCTCCTCGACCTTTAATGAAAATTTATATAGACCTTTTGAGTCTAAGCTATAAGACTGTACATCTCCTTTTTGAATAACTCTCATATAAGGGTTATACAATCTCAGTGTTGTTTCTGATGCGTCCACACTCTTCGCAAGTGGTGGAATGAAGTGAATTCTTTGCTGTGCCGTAGTGGGCTGCGTACTGCCTTCATATTTTGCATTTGTCTCTATACGAGTAACCTTGTACATTTTTGTATGGTTTGTATTACTAGTGTCTGTTATTGTAAACATATCACCAGGCTTGCACGTACCTTTAGTAGTAGAGTTATATGCGGTACCTCCACTATTTGTTATAGTCATCTGTGTTACTCCAGAGACTAGATCCGCTGTAGGAACTATAGTAGTATTTGTAGTTAAGAGATACGCAGCAAACGTACTATCTTGGGGAACTCTATTCTGTGGAAGCGATATTAAAAAAGGCTTCAAAGAAGTCTGTCTCTGTAGGAGAAAGTTATCTACAGGCTCAAAAGCAGCTCTTGTAAGGGGGTTATAGCTAATATTAGCAGTCCAAGTATGAGAAGCACGACTACGGGTAATTACACTGCCCGAGTTAGTACGTGTTCTCATTACAGGAGTCTTTGACTCAAGTGTTACTGTTTTAAAACCTGCACCTGTTGAGCCTTCGCCGCCCTGGCCTCCGTCTCCGATTTGGTTATTCGGATCTGGTAACGCATCCGTGAACGTAATAGTTCCCATATTATACTCCTAATCCGTCAGCGTCAATTCCTTCTAGGAATAACTGACCTTGGTCATTTGCGGCCTCTCGTATCATTCCAATTATATTAGAACGTTGTGCCATTAGTAAGTCTTCTACACCTGCTGCATCAACAGCCTGAATAGTAAAGTTTACATTAGTTGGTGTCCCACCTGCTGCAGTTTCGCCTGCAGGTACTATGCTTCCTGGTACTTCTGGTACGAACAGTTCAGGACCCTGCTCTCCTACAACAAACCCCGCAGGGCCTCCTGCAGCTCTATTTTTGTATCCTGTGAAAGCAGGCTGGAAGCTATTAGCGTTTCCTATGCCTTGCTCTCCTCTCATATAACCAAGCTCTCCACGACCGCCTCTCGACTTAGCAAAGTCTACAGTATTCTGTCTCTCTCCTACCGACACTTTACTTGGCGCTGCAGGTGCACTGGATCCGCTACCTCCACCTTGGTAAGAAGTCCCAGCAATAGCAGCTAATTGAGCAACACCCATGGCAGCCATAATTGCAATACCCGGTACCGCTGCTGGAAACCCTTTCTCAGATTCTTTCATGATAGCCAAGGCCGTAGAAGACACAACCATAGCCATCTTCATCTTCTTGTCTTTCTCGAAAGCTTTTCGCTGAAAGGCTTCTTTCTTAGCTTCTAGTGCTTTAAGTTTTGCAACACTTTGAGCAGACTGTCCATCCTTTCTCTTCTCTGCAGCTATCTCAGCATCAAAACCAGCGATCTTCTGCTTGTTCGTTGCAGCCATTATGCTTGATAAGCCTTGGAGAGCTGCTTGAGCCATTTGTACACCCGCTTGGGCTTTAGAGCCTCCGTCTTCGATACCTTCAAATGCAGAGGTAAATCCTTCCATCATATTGAACGCACCCGTAGCGATTGAAGACATCATCTCGCCTTCAGGACTAAGCTGTGCAAGGCTGTCTAACATAGGGCTCATTGCCTCGTTCAAAGCTGAAATACCTTCAGAGCCTCCAGCTTTGATTGTTTCCATGCTGTCGCCTAGTATTTGCCCTGATTCTACCATGCCAGTGTTATCACCAAAAGCTCTTGAGGCAGTAGAGACTTCGATACCTTGTTTTTCAGTAAGTGCTTTATCTCCAAGAACTACGCCCTCTCTTTCTAGCCCTTTATTGGAGGCCAGGAGGTTTTCAGTCGCGGCAATTGTTGCGCTGTCCTTTGCAGCTCCCATAGTTTTTCCAAGGGTATCGTATATTTTAGTATCTTCTCCTAGTCTTCCTGCGATCGCTTTCTCTAGAGCTAACTTTGCTGTGAGAAGATCGTACTCCATGTTGATACTGTTCACCTTCATTGTAAACTCAGAGTTAATCATCTCTTGTTTAATAGCTCTTTCTTCATTGATAAATCGAGCAGCCGCATCTTGTGCAGGAGTTTGTTTCTTTCCAGCTCTCTTAGAAGCTGTTGTATCAATAATTGCCTGATCTGCTATGCCTTTTAGTTTGGCAGCATTTATTTCCTTCTCAGAGGCTAGTATTTTCTGGTTTAGTGCTCCCAGTCTGTTGGCCTGCTCTACTTTTGCAATGTCTACTATTAAACTATCGTTAGCTGTTGCTCCAATTTGACGAGTAATTCTGTCTATCTCCGCCTGAACCTTGAGCATATCATTGGTTACAGCCTTGCCATCGGTTAATGCTGCTAGATTATCATAGTTAGCTTGCGCGCCTGCTAGAGTAGCTTCGAGGGCTTGCTTAGCGAAGCCCAATTCTTCTTCTTTTGCAGATGCGTTGGTAGAGGAAATTTGACCAAACTCTTTGGCTGTGTCGGTCAACTTCTTGCTCTCTATCGCAGAAGTTGCTATAAGAACATTGTTTGCAGCTATTTTTTCTTGAATGACCTTTAACTGGTCGACATAACTTCCTGCAAGAGCCTCACCGTCCAGCTTTAGGGCCAGCTTTAATCTCTCTACTTGCGCTATAGTATCTTGTGGTACGGGACGTATTTCTGTCTCTCCAGCTTTCTCTGCCGCGTCAGCTAGGTTTATCAGGCCTGTTCGTAGACCGTTTACAGAGTCAAAAACTTCTCCATACTTTCCTGCTTGTTCATTAGTAGCTTTAGTAGTTTCATTAGCCATTTTAGTCGTAAGCTCAGTTACTCCAGCTGTTTCTTGCTTAAGAGCGGCCAGAGGTTTGCTTACGCCTTCGAGAGCTGCTGTAAGGGCTGCAGAGGAGATATTGCCGTCACCGGACAGAACACCACTCTCTACTAAAGTATTGTATTTGGCTATCTCAATCGAAAGAGCCTCTGTCATACCACTAGCTTTTGCTTTTGCTTTTGCCTCTGCTAAAAGTGACCTAATGCTTTCTTTACTTACACTATTATTATCCGCTACTATGCTATTATACGTCTTTTCGGCACTTGCCGCGAACTGGGTAGACCTTGAGAGATCCACTCTTGCATCCCTCGTGAGTACGCCATTGTCCCTCATTTGCTGTGCTGCAGTAGCTTGGGCTTTTGCCAAGCTGGTCTGTCTTTGGGCCAAAAGAGTGAGAGCATCTGCTTCAGCCTCGAGGTCATCCTCATCTTTGGCCGCTATCATTTTGGCAACGCCTGCGGTAATCTGCTGAGTAATACCTACACGAACAGCTAGTGTTGAAGCGAAGGCTTCTTCTGCATCCTTTACAGATCTCAAGTGATCAGCTAGCTGTGCGCTGATTTTTGCAAAACTAGAAAAGGAGGCGGTTACCTCGTCCGTGGCCTTTGCCAGGCCGCTTTTCTTGAACATGTTTCCAAACAAAGGAAGAAGAAGTGATCCAAAGAAAAGTACTTGTCCAATAATAGGGACAATGTTTAGCAATGCAGAACCGAAGAGAGCAGCACTAGCACCAGCAGCCTGAAAGCCGACACGCAAAGTATTAAGAGGGCCTGCAGTTCTGCCTACAGTAGCCATGTGGCCTGTAGCTGCTCTGGCAGCGACTCGGAAGCCTTCTACTGGGCCGGACTGCCCAATCATATCTTGGGCAACACTCTGTCTCCGAGCAATGTGAGAAGTGGATCGTGCTCTAGAACCTGCGGAACTTATCTGCCCTCTTCGACCTTCTGTAGCGATTAACTGCTCGGTAGCAATTCTCAATTCTCTTATCTGGTTAAGCTCTATCTGTCTTTGTGCCCGTGTGGCATCGTTTCCTGTGTTAAGTCGTGCTGCTCTCTGAGACTCTGATCTTTGCAAAGTCACTAAGTGTGCTCTATACTCAGCCAGACTTAGAGAGCCTGAACGAAACCCAGCTTCAACCGCACGAAGACTTTGTGGTACTGTTCTGAAAGCAGTATTTACTTGTGCAACTGCATTTACATACTGTGTTGATATTGCTCTACCTGCTCTACTGGCCTCAGCAGCTGCAACAGACGCTATATCTCTATTACGTGCAGAGAGATCTCCAAGAGCGGGTAATATTTTCTTTGTAACAGAGCTTGCAAGTAGCATAAGCCCTCCGACCATTGCAGTAGGAAAGCTTGATAAAAACTTAACAAGAGGTATAGCGCCTATATTTAGGAAGGTAGTAAGATCTTTTACCATATCTCTAAATTGAGCGGATAACTGAGCAAAAGGCTCTGCATCTACGTTCTCAAAAATCATGGAGAATTTTTTCTCACCTTGTTCAAGAGTAGCATTTAGGAATGCTTGCTGCTTTTGAAAACGGGATAAATCACCTACCACAACACCAAGACTATCGGCATACTTTTGTGAGGCTTCATCAAGACGTACCATGATACCCAATTCATCAAGAATTTCAGGTTCAAGTTTTGCAGTACCTTTTACAAGACGAGTAAGTGCATCTCCCATGTCTCTTCCGAGAGCGAGAGAAGCACCTTTTGCGACTCTTGTTAGACCTTCTAATTGACTAGTACTGAATCCCGCACTTGTTGCAAGCGCGGTTGCTTCCATTGCCTCTTTCAGAGTAATAGCGCCATCAGTTATATTTTGAAGCTCTCGGGCTACAAACGGAAGATTTTGACCTGCGGCATTACCTACGGCGATCAAACCCTGTTCGAGTTGATCAAGAGCAGAAGCTCTCTGCAACGCACCAAAAGCGGCAGTAAGAGCAAATGTGTGTGCCATTAAAGTAGCATAGGCGGCAACAAGACCACCCGCACCATTTGCTTGAGCAGCAAAAGCTCTAGTAGTGTTTCCTTGCATATTGGAGACACCACGAGTAGATCTGTTCAAGCGAGTGTTTGCTTCGGAGACTCTATCTACGCCCGCAGCTGCTTGGGTTGCCTGATTTGCTATTTGCTGAAGACTTCCATCTTCAAGGACTCTGAACCGCATGGTTACTGTATTGGCCACTATTTTTTTCTCTTTAGCTTATCGTGCTCTCGCTTCATTTGCTCTTGCGAGGTTTGAACAGCTCTTGAGTCTAACCAGGTTAGAAGCTCTAGGAAGAATTCTTTATCTTCAACATTATATATTTCTAAATAGTAGGAAAGATTAGTATAGTCTTTTCCTATATATCCTATGTCGGGGAGTAGTCTGTCTCCGAGCATATTAAAAGTGTTCATTGCATTTACTGCTGTTTCTGGAAAGTCTTGCCAGTCGGGAGGTATCTCACTCTCAACTGGCTCCTTTCCTAACTGATCGCACATCTCAAGATAACGCTCCCGAGTCATCTTGCCATTTGCGTTCTTAAAGTATCTATCAAGCCTCTTTGTCAGTTCCTCTCTTTGGTCCTGAACGAAAGTTATCTAGATCGAAGACTACCTCGTTGAGCCAAGTGTCAAATTCAGTTGATGAACTTACCAAGGTCTCTGCATTGTCTGCTGTAAAAGGCAGCTCTTGCTCTGGGTCTACACTACCATAGTCTACTAATAGTAGGGTTTCTAGGTGAGCCATGCTCAGGCCTTTCCAGTCTTTAAGTACTGCTGCGCTAAACTCAGTTACGAACTTATCTTCGTCAAGGGTTTCTACTACTGCGCGTGTCTTACGATCAAACTTCTGTCCTGTACAACGCTTACGTAAACCGTTTAACTCTTTACGTGAAAGATTTGCTACTTCTACGGAAAATCCGCTCAAGCCTGGGAAATCTACCCATACGGCTTTGGTGTCGACCATTAACTTCTTTAGGTCCATATTACATACTCCTGTTA